CAAGAAATGAAACATACTCATTTATTAAAAGCAAATCGGCTACTTGACATAGCCTACATCAAAGAATGGGCAGGAGGAATAAAAGGAATCACAATGGAATCCTTCATAGTTGCAAAAGGACCAGTTGTAGACGCTACAAATACTATGACACCAGGAGCAATTTCAACAGCAAGAGTGAAGTTAGTGGGTATACAAAACGCTAAGTATGTAGCATACGCAGTACAGACAAATCCAAAAATACAAGTACAAGGCTCAAACGTAACCACTGGAAATGCTACGTTGTTCTCTATTGCAGACGCGGCTGGAACAGTTATCGATACGGAAGTACCAGCTAATTATGCTTAACCGCTAAGTAGCCGCAGGCGCCATAACGGCCTAACGGCCTACGCTGCGCTGTGCAAAAGGAATGTGCAAAGTTTAGTTAAAAATGTCTGAAGTAAAGTTTTTTTTTCAAAGAATAATATCTTGATTTATTGTTTTTTTAATAACTGTAAACCTTCGGTTTAGCGCTTCGCGCGTAGGCTCATCCAAAAAAATATCTTCAATACTATATTGAGATGTAACTATAAATCTTTCGGGCCGGATCTTCCGAGATCCGCCCTTGTCTTCAGCCACGAAGCAGTATCGGTCAGACCAGACCTTGAGGAAACGTCCAATCCAAGATCGTGATTCAGTGTCGATGTCATCGAGGAGAACAGTCTCCTCCCCTTGGTAACCATCCCACCACTTCGAGCAAGGTTTCGGGTAGGCCTCGGGATATCGGGCATAAACGGACCGGGTCTTGCCAGATCCGGAGTCGCCCCAGATCCATATTCCACAGACGTTATTGAGCTGGGCGATTTGGGGCTGGTAGTCTCGGGCGATCCGCTTGAGGGTCGAATAATGTCGAATCCGGATGTCTTCCGGGATTTCGAGGATACGGCCATCGGTAGCCGCAGTCCAAGCGTTAACATATCTATCACGTTCGAGGTTTCCACGCTCGACGGGATCAAGGGGGCGATCACCGCGTTCAACGAAGTCGCCATCCTTGGAGCAGTATCTAAAATTCTGACCAGGGGTTCCCCGGGCGACCAGTAGATGACAACCAGGTAGGAGGGTTCGAGTTGCAGAGAAAGACTTCCCGGAAGCGAAGTAGACATAGCCTTGCAAATGAGGCGTGCCTGTTTCAGGAGCGACCTCTTTGCCATATACGATGTAGCGGCAGGCCAAGTTATTGAGAAGATCCAGTTGGGGTGCTTCAAAGTTATTAAGAGTGAAGCACCAAGCTCGATATCGGGCTCGTCCTTCAGGAGGTTCCAGGGTCTCGGGGATCGGGATAGGTTCATGTTGCATAGAAGTAGGGGCGGGGAGGTGTGCTTATATAGATAAAATGTGTGGGGTGCTTACGTGGCGCAGTATGGGAATTAAGTTCATTAAGTTCAGGCTGTGCTGCACAGATGATCTGCACAGTTGGTCTATAGGTAATAATAGAACTATAGACCAAGTTAAGTTTTAAACATAACTAATCCAACTCCATTATTATGGATGTTAAATACGGAAAACTTTTCCGACAAAGACAGAAAACTCAGCACTTCTTCACAGGAAAAGACTCGGGTTATCTCAACAAATTCTTTGACGAACACAAAGACGACTCTTTTAAAGCAACAGCAGCTAGACAAAAACAACAATCAATGCCACTCACAATCGGAGGCCGCAAAAGAAAACACAGTTGGCAAGAAATTCCAAGAAAGCCTTACGCAAGCGAATACCGCCGTCAAACTACAAGGAGCGGAACTAAAAAGAGGCGACCGGGTCGAGGCAAAGCGAAACGGTACGCTAAAAAGAGGCGATCAAGAAAGGGCTCACGTAACTTTAGTGGCCCTGGATTCGCTAATTACGCCAGTAAAACAATCACTCAGTACAAGGCTCCGAAATTGGCTAAAAATCTTACGTGGACAAAACAACCAGTCATCTACGAAGACATAAGAACTTTCTCTATTGCGTCCACAGCAGCCGCACCAGGCGGTCGAAACGACCAGGGCAAACAATATACAGTTGGAATAAATTCGGACATTGATACTGGAATAGGCACAACAAACGTTTTAGGACGTTTGTGGGAAGCCCACTCAAAATTCAGAACTCAAGCAGGTGCATGGGTAACGTTGGACGCTGACACACCATCTATAATGTGTCAATCGCTGTATTTGAAATCAATTGAAACAAGCTGGACTTTCACAAACCAGGCCCCAACATCAACAGAAGGTGATCTTTATATTATAATGAGAAAAACAAGTCTTAAAACATGGGGCCTAACAAGATATCTAACGGACTGGTCAACCGGATATCTCACCACATACGCAGACGGCACTGCCGGAGACAGAACTTTCTTCGGAGGTAAACCTACTGACAGCAAACAATTCAATATGAATTGGTGGATCATAAAGAAGGTTTCGTTCAAATTAGAACCAGGACAAGAAATGAAACATACTCATTTATTAAAAGCAAATCGGCTACTTGACATAGCCTACATCAAAGAATGGGCAGGAGGAATAAAAGGAATCACAATGGAATCCTTCATAGTTGCAAAAGGAC